AAACCAAGAGATTATCAAGTTGATGCAGTTTATGATGCACTCAGATATAATCGTAAACTTTTAATCTCACCGACTGCATCGGGCAAATCATTGATGATTTATTCTGTTGTTAGATACTTTGCAGAAAGAGATAAAAAAATTCTTCTAGTCGTTCCTACAACATCTCTGGTGGAACAAATGTATAAAGACTTTGTAGATTATGGATGGAACTCTGAAGACTTCTGTCATCGCATCTACAGTGGTCGTGAGAAGACGAACGAGTTTCCTGTAGTCATTACCACTTGGCAGTCCATTTATAAGTTACCTAGAAAGTTTTTTGATAGTTTTGATGTAGTCATTGGAGATGAGGCTCATCAATTTAAATCCAAATCATTAGTCAGTATAATGACTAAAATGGATAATACAAAATATAGATTTGGATTTACTGGAACACTCGATGGAACTCAGACACATAAATGGGTATTAGAAGGATTGTTTGGTCCATCATATAAAGTAACACAGACAAAAGAACTTATTGATAAAGGACATCTCTCTAAATTACAAATTAAAATTGTTATTCTCAAACACAATCCACAAGAGTTTGAAAATTTTGAAGACGAAGTTCAATTCATTATTGGTCATCAAAAACGAAACAACTTCATTAAAAACCTTGCATTAGATCTCAAAGGAAACACTCTTGTTTTATTTTCAAGAGTTGAATCTCACGGTCAACCATTATACGAATCAATAAATAATTCCGTAAAGGAAGGTCGTAGAGTATTTTATGTTCACGGTGGAGTTGGTGCTGAAGAAAGAGAATTAGTTAGAGAAATCGTTGACAAAGAAGATAATGCAATTATTGTTGCATCTTATGGAACGTTCTCAACTGGTATTAACATTAAAAATCTACACAATGTAATTTTTGCATCACCATCTAAATCTAGAATACGTAATTTACAATCCATCGGAAGAGTTCTAAGAAAAGGAAACAACAAAACTCAAGCAGTCTTATATGATATTGCTGATGATTGTACCAAAAACTCAAGAAAAAATTATACATTAAATCATCTCATTGAAAGAGTAAAAATTTACAATGAAGAGAGTTTTAATTATGAATTTGTACAAGTAAATTTAAAGGAATGATGGAAGAAGATTTTTATGCAGTAATCAAATTAGTATCTGGAGAAGAAATATTTTCCATAGTTTGTCCTTCTGAAGAAGATGGTAGAACTATGTTAATTCTTAATAATCCAGTGACAATAGAAGTTATTGTAATGAAACAACTTGGAATGCAAGGATATAAAATAGATCCTTGGTTAAAGTTTGCTGATGATGATACATTTTTATTGAATATGGATAAAGTTCTTACTATTAGTGAAGTAAGTGATGAAGAAACTATAGAAATGTATCATAAGTTTTTAAGACAACAAAAAAATAAAGATTCTGATAACAGACTTACTTCTGAAATGGGATATATTTCTTCAGTAGCTGAAGCAAGAAAAAGACTTGAAAATCTTTATAAAGGTAAAAGCCAAGATACTAAAGAAAGCTAATCTTTGAAACTCCACAGAGTAATTGTACAAGTTATTAGGGGCTGTTGTCAATAGGTGTTCATAATGTTATAATTTAAACAACTTAAGATAAAAGGGACTTATGGACTTATGCAAGCACCAAAAAGAAAAAGATCAGAACACTACGTTAACAATAAAGAATTTCTAGAAGCTATTGTTGAGTACAAAAGAAAGGTAAAAGTCGCACTGGATGCTGGTGAACCAAAACCTCGTATTACCAACTATCTTGGTGAGTGTTTTCTGAAGATTGCTACGCACCTGTCTTATAAACCAAACTTTGTTAATTATATGTTCCGTGAGGACATGATCTGTGATGGAATCGAAAATTGCGTTCAATACATTCATAATTTTAATCCTGAGAAATCCTCGAATCCTTTTGCTTACTTTACGCAGATCATTCATTATGCGTTTCTCCGTAGAATCCAGAAGGAGAAAAAACAGATGGAGATCAGAAGTAAAATCATTGAGAGGTCTGGTTACGATGAAGTGTTCACGGTAGACGATGATTACGGTAACTCTTCCGACTATAATAGTATTAAAGATTCTATTCAAACAAAAATGTATCAATGACCTTAGTTGCATGTGTGACTGACACCCATTATGGTGCCAGAAAAGGTAGCAAAACCTTTCATGATTATTTTAAAAAGTTCTATGAAGATATCTTCTTTCCAGAACTAGAGAAGAGAAATATTAAACATTGCATTCACCTTGGTGATGCATTTGATAGTCGTAAGTCTATTGATTTCTGGTGTCTGAACTGGGCAAAAGAAAATGTCTATGATAGATTTCGTGATCTTGGAATTACTGTTTATCAGATTGTAGGAAACCACGACGCATATTATAAGAATACAAATGATGTCAACTCCATTGAGTCCCTTTTGAGGGAGTATGACAACATTGTTCCTATTTCTAGTCCTGGTGAATATAATGTTGCTGGAATAAAAACTTTCATGATTCCCTGGATTTCTGCAGAGAATCAAGAAGAAACACTTACTAAACTTTCTAAGACTAAAGCAAAGGCTGCTTTTGGTCACTTAGAACTACAAGGATTTTCAGTTTATCCTGGTAATGTTCAACAACATGGACACTATCACACTCGTTCTAACAACGGTAAGATTTTTTATCTTGGCAATCCTTACCAGTTGTTCTGGAATGATGTAAACGATAAACGTGGTTTTAGTTTCTTTGATACTGAAACTTTTGAACTTGAGTTTGTTCAGAATCCTTATACGATGTTTGAACGAATTTATTATGAAGATCAAAAACCACAACTATTCAACGCAGAACCTTATAAAGATAAGATTGTAAAAGTTATTGTTCGTAAAAAGTCCGATCAACTTCAGTTTGAAAAATTCGTTGACAAGATTTATAAGACTGGTGTAGTGGATATTAAAATCGTTGAAAACTTTGAAGTAAACGATGATGATGTAGAGTTTGATTCTGAAAAGGTTGAAGACACTATCACCATTTTAAATAAATATGTTGAGGACTCTGATTTTGATCTGGACAAAGAAAAGGTCAAAACCCTTTTAAGAGAAGTCTACCAGGAAGCTTGCGAGATGGAATGACTATGTACATGATCACGCCATATGGGGAAGAGGATGGGGCATATGCCGTAACAGACTCGTATGGCGATAGAACATTGTATTTCTTTCAAGATGAAGATGATGCAGAGAGATTCGTTGGTCTCTTAGAAGCTGAAGACCACCCAGAAATGGAAGTGGTTGAAGTTGATCCCCAACTTGCAATAAGAACCTGTCACGAGTATAATTACAGATATGCAATCATATCTCCAGATGATTTTGTGATTCCACCCAGAAAATATGATTCTATTCAAAACGATTAAATGGCGAAACTTTCTTTCCACTGGGAATCAGTTTACTGAAATAAATTTTCAAGACGCTAATACCAATTTAATTATAGGAACCAATGGTTCGGGTAAGAGTACGATCCTAGACGCTCTTACCTTTTCTCTGTATAATAAACCATTTCGAAAGATTAATAAACCACAACTTATCAACTCAGTGAATGAAAAGGACTGTGTTGTTGAGATTGAGTTTTCTATTGGTAATCGTGAATATAAAGTAGTTCGTGGAATCAAACCAAATATTTTTGAAATTTGGGTTGACGGTAAACTTCAAGATCAAGATGCTGCAGCTGCAGATCAACAGAAGAAACTAGAGGAAAGTATTCTTAAACTCAACTATAAGTCTTTTACTCAGACTGTTATTTTGGGATCGGCAACATTTGTCCCATTTATGCAGTTGACTTCTTCCAATCGTCGGGAGATTGTTGAAGATCTTTTGGATATCAAGATCTTTTCCACGATGAATAACATCCTCAAAGATAGGATGCGTAAAACTAATGAACTCATTCGTGAGTACTCAATCAAGAAAGATATGGTTGAGGAAAAGATTGAGATGCAAGAAAACTTTATCCGTGATCTGGATAAGA